CTTTACAGGTGGCGAAGCGGCGCTTGATCTCCGCGAGCCGGGCGACGACGGCTTCCGCGGCGGCTTGGGCGTCGGCGTCCGGTGCGGCCGGCTGGGGGACCGCGCCTTCGCGGGGCGGCGGCGATTCGCGCGCGGGGATGGGCTGGGCGGCGTGCAGGCCCGGAGCGACGGCGACGCCGGCGGCGGCAGGCACCGCGCCCTTGTAGCTGCCGTGCCGCCGGCAGAGGTCGAGGTAGCTGGCCAGGTCGATCCAGTAGTGGGCCTTGTCGGCGCGCTCGGCGCTGGCGAGGACGGCTTCGGCGTAGCCGGCCGGCCGGGCGCGGGCGGTGCGTTTCAAGGCAGTGATGGATCGGCGAATCAGCATGGCGGTCTCACGGTGCGGGCGGGACTTCCTCGAAGGTCAGGTCGAACCGATACCACGCCCCGAAGTGGTAGAGCGGGTCGTTCGTGGTCGCGTCGATGTGCAGCGTGTGCGGGCCGGCCGTCAGCAGCACTTGCTGGGGCGGCGGCGGGTTGGACACCACCGGCCCCATGCCGGCGCATCCCTGCTGCCCGCCGGGCGCGTGGGCCGAGCCGACAAGCAGGCCGTCCACGTACAAGCTCATCAGTTCGTAGTTGGGGTCTTGCGTCTCGCCCATGCCGGACCACGCCACGGTCATCAGCGTGTCCCGCGGCACGATGATTTCGCAGGTGGCCGTGGCGTACTGCGTGTACGGGTTGTGGCCCATGCAGTTGGTGTCGTCTTCCCAGTCCAGCCGAAGGCTTCGGCCGTTGTTGAGAATGCTCCACGGGCTGGCCGGCACGTCGGCCGGGTCGTCGTAGGCGCGGAAGGCCCCATCCTGCCCGCCGTCGATGAAGCCCTGGTCGGTGAAGCTCCAGGTCTGGAGGAACTCGATGCAGCACGCCGCGCACTGGCCATCGACGTTGTAGATCGCAGCCTTGCCCGAAACGAGCACGCCGCGCTTGCCGCTGGCGATAGCTACCGCCTTGCCTGTTGTGGACATGCCCGGCCCTCCTACGGCTCCGACTCGGAAGTCTCGCAAGGCTCCTGGTCGGCGACTTCGTTGATCCAGCCGAGCACAAGCTCGCCGTCGGTGTCCCAGTGGGCATAGCCGAACGTCGCCGGGATGATGAAGCCCACCGAAGGGCGCTGCCACTTGTGCGGCGCGGCGACGGGATCGACGGCGCTGGCCAGCGTCTCGCTGGTGAACGGATCGGTCACGTCGTAGGTCCACGTCGCCGGGTTCTGATCGTCGCCCTGCTCGCCGCCGTACTGCGACAGGTCCACCGGGAAGACGGCCGGCTCGGGCAGAATGCCCAGCCGCACGAGCGCCCACTGGACGCCCGTGCCGCCTTCGCGCCAGAGAATCGCGGCGGACCCGCGCTTGACCGCGGTGAGGTTCGCGGCCGAGCCGTCCGTCACCTCGGCCAAGCGGTACGGGAAGTCCTCGTCCGGCACGTCCAGGCGGACAGGCACGGCGCCTGCCGCCACGGCCAGGGCGAGTTCGCCGGCAGCAACAGGCTCCAGAAGTACGACGAACTTGCCGGCGTGGTCGTCCTCGGCCGGCGTCACGCCGGCCATGGCCGGGGCGTTCTTGAACGCCTCTTCGTCGCTGGCCGGGTCGAAGATCGGCGAGTCGATGCCCAGCACCTCGTACCGCTCACGGTCCGCCCCGCTGTCGTTGCGGACGTGGATGATGCAGTTGTGCCGGCCGGACGGTGTGCCTTGTTGGCGCTGGCTGTGCCGGCGCTGGAGGTAGTCGCGGGCGGAATCGACGAACGTGTTGAACGTCGCCGCGGGGATGGCGAGCGGATCGCCCGGCTTGACCTTCTTGAGCGTGTCGCCCATGGCTTACGTCCCGATTCCCAGTCCGCCGAAGTTGCCTTCCTCGTACACGCGCTCGATGTAGACGGCGACGGGCTTCTTCACGATGGCCTTGGCCGCGGCGTCTTCCGAGTCGGCGTAGCGGACCCACATGTATTCCCAGCCCTTCTTGCTGATGCCGCCGATCCCGCCGACGCTGATGCCCGTGCGGTTGGGGCTGGCCGCGAAGCGGTAGGTGATCTCCCAGTCGTCGGTGCCGCGCTTCGAGCCGGACGCGCCCAGGAAGAGGCACTCGCCGGCGGCGCAGCCCTTGAAGCCGCCGTTGTTCACCTTGCCGGTGAGACTGAACAGCGTGCCGCGGTAGGTCGGCGTGACGAACGAGTCGGCTAGGTAGTGGGTTTCCGAGAAGGCGTAGACCGGCACGGTGATATCGACGCCTTCCACGTTGTCATGCGTGACGCCGATCGCGCCGCCGAAGTCCGGGGCGGTCTTGCCCGGCGCGGCGTAGCGGTTCACCGTGGAAATCGACTGTGTGACGTGCTGCGTCCCGCCCGAGGTGTCGAAGGCGAAGCTCGATTCGCCCACCTCGGCCGGCGGCTTTACGCCATACCGGACCGTCGCCAGCCAGCGGCCGTCGCCGGCGGTCGAGTCCACCCATTCCGGCTCGATCTGGATCGACTGGCGGGTCAGGCCGTTGTAGCTGGTGGGCGTGGAACTGCTGATGAGGTTCTTGGCCGTGACATCATCGCTGGTCCCGGTGAGGATGTAGAGCATCTCCACCGAGGCGTTGTCGCCTGTGTTCCACTTGCGGCTGTCGAGCTTTTCGGTGAGCGTCAAGGGCATGGTCGGACCTCACACGAACGCCGCCTGGTTGTTCTTCACGTCCTGCCGCAACCCCTCGACGCCCTTGGCGGTCCGCTCCGTCGCCGCAGCGATACGATCGTCCGCGCCGCCGGCCTGGAGTCCGAGCAAGGCCGCGGCGTTGAACGTGCCGGCGACGCCGACGGTCCGTTCCTTGGCCGTCTGGAGCAGGTCGCCCAGGCCGGACAGGCTCCCGCGGACCTTCGCCAGCAGGTCTTCGGGACCTTCCATCTTGCCGGGGCCTTCGGCTTCCTTGGCCTCGCGCTTGCGGCGGGCTTCGGCCAGCGAGTCCTGCCACTCCTTCCGCGCCTTGGCGAGGTCGGCTTCGTTGTCGGCCATCCGCTGCTGGTATTCGTTGTCGAGTTCCTGATGCTTCTGGAGGTTCTCGCGGCCGATCTCGGCCATCGTGGCTTCATGGACCTGCGTGGCCCGTTCGCGTTCCTGCTGGCGGCGTTCTTCGCGCTCGGCGAGCTTGCGGCCGGTTTCCTTTTCGATCTCGGCCTTCTTCGCCTCGTAGTATTCGTCCGCCGCGCGGTTGGCCGCTTCGGCGTCGAAGCTGGAGTCGAACTGCTTCTTGATCCAGTTCCACGCCTTCGACAGTTGCTTGCCGCACCAGTGCCACGCCTTCGTGACCCAGCCGGTGAACTGCGTCCACGTCTTGGACAGGAAGGCGGTCGTTTCGATCCAGCCGACCTCCAGCGCGTGCCAGACGATCTCGACGACGGCCAGCAGGCCGTGCCAGGCGTCGTAGCCGATCTTGATGAAGAAGTTGCGGAAGTTGAGCCAAGCCTTCTCAAGGAAGTTGATGCCCTTGGTCCACTCCATCTTGAGCGTGAGCCAGAGAATCTTTGCGGCCAGGCCGATGTCGCCGGCGGCCAGCGCGTCGGCGATGCCCTGGTAGGACGCGACCGCTTCGTCGCGGAGCGCGTCGAACCGCTCGCCCAGCCAGCCGAGCGCCTTGGCCCCGGCGCCTGTGGCGTAGAGGATGTAGGCCCCCAGCGCGACGACGGCGGTAATCACAAGGCCCATGGGCGAGACGAGGAACGCTAGCACAACGCCCAGCAGCTTGAGCGCGACGCCAACGCCGGTGACAACGGTTGCGAGGATGCCCAGCACCTTCGACACGCCGACGATGGCGTAGCCCAGCGTCACCAGCGCCAAGCCGGCGGCAACGATGCCCACGGCAACTTGCAGCACCGTGACCACCAGTTCCTTGTTCCGCTTGATCCATTCGCCGGCAGAGACAGCAACCTTCGTGACCCACTGGGCAAGCTGCGAGAGAATCGGGACCAGCGCGGAGCCGACGGTGAATACCCCTTGTTTCAGCACCTTCCACAGAATCGAGAGCGTGTCACTGAACCGTTCCGCGGCCTTGGCGTCCTCGGTCGAGATGGTCAGCCCCAGCTTGCGGGCCTGCTCCTGTAGCTGCTCGATGCCGGCCGCGCCGCCGGCGAGCATCGGTAGAAGCTGCGTGCCCGACCGGCCGAACAGTTCCATCGCGACCGCGGCCTTGATGGTGGGGTCTTCGATCCGGGCGAGCCGGTCGGCGATGAGCTTGAACTGCTTTTCGGGCGAGAGCTGGTCGAGGTCGGCGACGGTGAGGCCGAGGATGGCAAGGGCCTCCTGGGCGCTGGCCATGCCGGTCGCGGCGTCCACCAGCGTCCGCTGCATCTTGCGGATGCCGTTCTCCAGCACCTCCATGCTCGCCCCGGACAGGTCCGCCGCGAAGCCGAGTTCCGAGAGCGTTTCGACGGTGAAGCCGGTGCGGGCCGACATCTTCGCCAGATCGTCGCCCATCTTGGCGAAGACCTTGGTGGACGCCAGCAGCGGCGTCGCAATGGCCGTGCCCAGGCCGGCGATCTTGAGGCCCATGTTGCGGACCGACTCGCCGAACGCCTTGAGCTTCGCCGATGCGCGCTTCAGACCGCGCACGAGCTTCGAGTCGTCGGCGAATAGCTCGACGAACGCCCGGCCGGCTCGGATGGCTCCCGCTTGCGGCATGGGCTACTCTTCCTCCGGCGGCACGGGCAGGCAGTACCAGCCTTCGGGCAGGTCCACCTTGCCGGCGACGGGCTTGCCGTTCTCATCGAGCACCCACACCTTGGCGGACCGGATGGTTTCGCGGAGCCGGACCGGCTCGCCGTTGGGCACGTAGATCGTCCGCGTAAACGGCGCACCGCCGCCGCAACCCGTCAGAAGAAGGATGGGCAGCAGGAAGGGAATCAGGCGCTTCAGGAGCTTCATGGCTGCCTCCAGTGCTTGCGGACCTTGGCCCGCAGCTTGTCCCTGGTCTGCTGGTCACGGCTGGCGTCTTCCGCCGTGGGCCGCGACTGCTTGGCAACCCACGGCAGAAGGGCGCGGAAGAAGGCCGTCAGGATGGCGACCAGCCATTGCACTACGCCGCCTCCTTGGGCTTCGACAGCCCGCCGAAGCGGTCCAGTTCGCTGTGCTTGATCTGGATGCCCTGCTTGATCTGCTCGACCAGCGCGGCCGACGGCTGCTTGCCGTTGTTGGCTTCGGCGTAGGCATTGAGCACGAACCGCAAGGCCGCGTCGAGCTTGGCCAGGCCGCCGTTGGGCGTGTCGTCGGGGATTTGCTTCTCGGCCAGCTTGATGCCGGTGATGATGCTGCCTTCGTACTGCTTCCACTTCTCCTGCCAGGGATTGAGCCGGCTGGCCAGGAAGATGAAGAAGCCGACCATCGCCGCCCAGATGATGGCGTAGCCGATGCCCGAGTTCAGGAACGTCCAGATTCCGTTGAGGATCGCGTTACCGTCCATGTTCGTTGCCTTTCCGGCCCTCAAGGGCCTGTCTGAGGATTGCCAGCGATTCCTTGTCGGCGACCATCCGCTGCCGCCGGTCGTGTTGGGCGTATGGGTCGAAATCCGCCGGCCTGTACGCCCTGGTCTTTTTTGGGTCGCGGTTCACGTTGGCCACGAGCGCCAGAACCGCCGACGAATGCGCCCAGTTGTCCCGGCCGCGGGCCTCGGCCATCCAGAGAAGCTCGCGGAGCGTCAGCGTGCCGGGGTTGACGCCGACGACGGCGGCGAGTTCGTAGACGGTTCGCCAAGGGTCGTCTCGATGGCCGCTTCGAGGTCCAGCCGGTCGATCCGCGTCTCGATCCGCTGCACCGCCAGGTCGATCATCCGTCGCTGGGCGTCCACGGCCTTCGCGAGGTCGCTCCGGCCCAGCTTGCGGAAAAAATCGACGAGTTCCTCGTAGAAGGCCGTCTGCGCCGCGAGGATGGCGTCGCCGCCCATCGCCGCGGCGAACTGCTCGTCGGTCACGCCGGCGGCGTCGGCCTGCGGCTTGACCAGCGCGAAGATCGCGTCGCACAGCAGGATGACATCCGTGCCGAGCTTCGTGAGCAGCGGCGGATCGCCCGCTTCCAGTTCCAGCAGGTTCACGTCCAGCAGCGACTTGACCCGCTTGGCCGCGTCGATGGTCAGTGCCAGAGTCCAGGCCCGGCCGGCGTTATCGGTGAAGGTCTTCACGTTACACCTCCACCCACTCGCCGAAGACCGCCAGCTTCGCCGTCACGGAAACCGTGATGGCCTCTTCCAGCGCCTCGTTGCGAGAGAACGACGTGATGGAGAACGAGCCCTTCGGCCCCTGCGCCCCGGTCGTCTCGCGGGCCTGGTCGAGGACGGCCAGTTCGATGGCCGTGCCCGCCAGGAACGCCGCCTTGATGGCGTCGAAGCCGGCGTCGCCGGGCTTCCAGACCATCTCGAACTCGCAGGTGCACTCGCGGAGCGTCGGGGCCGTGGCCCGCCAGCCGGAGTTCGCCCGCGTGGTGATGTCCGCTTCGCCCGCTTCGAGGTTGAGCGTTACGTCTTTGACGTTGCTCATCTCGGTCAGCGTGCCCAGCGCGCCGCCGGCGGTGCCTTGGTAAATCTTCGCGTCCTTGCCCAGGATGAACGTTGCCATGTCCTTGGCCTCCTTGTCTTACTTGATGCTGCCGGCCCACATCGCCGGGAGCTTGGGTTTCTCTTGCTCGAATGCCGGCCCCATGAAGGGCCGAGCCCTGTACGTCGCCATAACCTGCCGTCCCTTGCGCCCGCGCCGCCGCGCCTTGCCGCCGTACTCCAGCAGCGGCGGCGCTTCGGCCGTGCCGTGCAGGGGCGTCGGGCCGATGACCACCGACTTCCGCCCCACGTCGTAGCCGAAGAACAGCAGCTTCTTCAGCAGGCCAACGTGGCTGCTCGGCGGCCGGCCGGGCTCCGACACGGCCTTCCGCTTGCGGATGCTGTGCCGGGCGGTGGTGCGGACGTATGCGCCGAACTTCGACAGTACGCGCCGCGTCCCGCGGTCCACCGCGGAAGTGACCGCCTTGCGGTCAAAGAACATCTGCTTGGTCACCATGCCGATCATGCCGTCATCACCCGCAAGGTCAGCGTCAAGACGCTGGTGAACTGCCGAAGCTCGCCCAGATGCTCGGCCGAGTAGATGGGCGTGTTCTCTGCCTTGACCCATGCCGCACCGCCGAAACGCCCGGTCGCGCGGACGAACTCGGCGACTTCCTGCAACAGACCCATGAGCGCGTCGATCTCCGCGGTGTCGCCGGCGGCCAGCTTCTTCTGGATGCCGATGTCGATCTGCACGTCGCTTTGCGCCAGGCCCCGGCCCGCCGTGGAAAGCTCCACGCCCTTGGGGACCACGGTCACGTGCAAGTCCTTCATCTCGGCAAGGTCGAAGACCGGCCGGAAGGCCCGCTGCGCCGTGAAGGGTTGGCTGAACGTGTGGCCGTTCAGGGCCGCGACGACGGCTTCCGTGATGTCGGGGATCAGTGCCATGGCTCAGTCCAGTTGCGGCAGCAGCGCTTCGAGCGCGGTCTTTGCTTCCGACGCCTCCGCGATCTGGCGGTCGATGCTCGCTTGCGCAGCGGCCAGAAGGTCTTGCGCGTTGAGTGAAGCGCGAGCGGCTGGCAGGCGCTTGGTGGCGCGGTCGGTCAAGGCGGCGATCTGGTCCGTGACCTCCTTCTTCGTCATCACGGTGCGGCCGTTGACCAGGAGCGACTTCTTGCCGTCCACGTTGGAGACTTTCAGAGTGGGTTTCATGTCAGTCCTTTCGTTACACGGTTCTCAAAGCGTGCTGCGCGGCGTCGTACACGTCTTCGAGCACGGCCCGAAGCGCCGACACCTCATCGCGGAGCGTTTCAAGCCAGGGGCGGTAGTTCCCCCAGTCGTACAGGTACGAGTCGAAGTCGTAGTGAATGGTCTGGAGCCACGGCTGGTAGGAGTTCTGGTCGTAAAGGTGGTAGTAGAAGCCGTCGTTGATGGAGCGGTCCAAGGTCGCGAGCCACGGCTCCCAGCCGTAGTTGCTGTTGTAGAGGTAGTAGTCCAGATCGCCCCGCAACTCCTGGAAGAACGGGTAGCCGTAGTCGAACAGCCCGTAGTGGAGCCGCTCGTAGATGTCTGCCAGCGTGTACGGAGGCGAACCGATGATGGCGGCGGCATCGAGTTCGGCCGTCACCACGGCGTCCACCTTCAGGCGGTTGCTCGTGACCAACTCGGACGGGAAGATGATCCCGATCCGCCCTTGGTCGTCCACCAGCACATCTGCCGAGTTGATCCATCTCTTGGCCATGTCGTTATGCTCCGAAGATCAGCGTCCAGACTGCGCCCAGCGCGAGCGTCACCGTCGAGCCGGCGATGATCCACAGCAGCTTTGAGCGGACGGCTTCGGCCGCTTCCAGCCGGTCCAGGCGAAGCTGGATGCCCGGCTTGCCGTTGCCGCGGATGGCTTCGTCCATCCGGTCGAGCTTGACGTGGATTGAGGCGAACTCGCCTTTGCACACGCGGTCGTATTGGTCATTGCAGCAAGTCACGGTGTTTCCTCGTCGATCTGTTTGGCGTGTATCCGCAGGGCCTTGCCGAACGGGTCCGCCGGGCGCCAGTGCCCGGAGCCGGCCAGGTCGAGCACCTCGAACACCAGCACGCTCGCGCCGGCCGGCAGGCGGATGCGGTCCCCGATCTGGGGCTTTGCCGCCGCACCGCCGAGGACCAGTTCGTCCGCCGCGACGATGAAGTCCGTTGCCTTGGCCTCCACCGTCGCGCCGGCGTCGTCAGTGAGTTCATACCGGGTGCTGCCCAAAGTGGCCGACAGCTCGACGGACTCCGGCCCGCGGACGTATTCGACCGCCCGCGAGAGGTGCTGGGTGCGCACGTCGCCCAGCCAGCCAACAGCCTGTTCGAGCATGTCGGGCACGGCAGCCTCCGGTAGGTCACTGGCTCATGCGGATGCGGACCGTGGCGTCGGCGTCGGCCGCGGCACGGAGGGACTTGCCGATGAGCTTGTTGCCCGTAGCCGTGGTGGTCGCCTGCTGCGCTCCGGCGTTCCAGTAGCAGTTCGCGCCGGCGGCGATGGCCGTACCCGCGCCCGTCGCCTTGGGGAAGTCGAAGACGCCGGCAACCGCCAGCGCCCCGAGCGTGCTGGCCGGGATGTCCACCTTGGCCACGCCGACCAGTTCGCCCTGGACCACCACCGCGCCCGCCGTCACGGCCGAGCCGGGGGTGTAGTCGATGCTGCTTCCGTCGTGAATGAACGTTGCCATGTCGTTTGGCTCCTATGGTTGTGAGGTTTACGCCTCGCCCTTCATCTTCACGCCCGCCCGGTAGTCCTGGAGGGCGACGCCGAAATCGAAGTACCCGCGGAACTGGATGCCCAGGACGTTGAAGTCCGCGTCCGCCCGCTCCACCGTCGGGGTCTGCTGGCCGTTGAGGAAGGCCACCTCGACCACCGGCAGGTCGTCGGGGTCGGCCAGCAGATACCACGCCTTGGCCGAGTAGCCGCTGATGCTGGCGTTGGACAGGTAGGCCGAGTGGACGACGCTGAACTTGCCGGCGTGCGGGTTGTTGGTGACGTACTTGCTCGAAGCGGTGTTGTCGCGCAGCTCCGTCGAGTTCATCAACTGCGTGCCGCGGACCAGCAGCGCCGGCGGGACCAGCATCACGCGAGCAACCAGCGCCAGCGGATTGCCGTCGGCGTCTTTCTGCTCCAGGAAGAGCAGTTCGGCGTCGGTCAGGCCGTCCACCGAAAGCGCCGTGTCCGCGCCGGCCTTGTAGTTGCCGCGGCCGGTGGTGAAGAACGCGGCGTTGTTGAGGAACGCGGTCCAGAAGACCTTGTTGAGCTTGAGCGCGCCGCCCCGGCCGATCCGCCGCGGCAGCGCCGTCAGCGCGCCGAGGTCGTCGTTGATGAGGTCGGTGCGGGTGATGGAGAACATCCGCCCGTAGGTCTTCGCCTGGTTGGTGAAGGTTTCCTCATCGACCGCGCCGTGCTTCAGTTCGCCGGTCGGGCCGACTTCCTCGTACTCGAACGCGCCGGTGAGCCGGTAGCTGGTGACGGCCTTGAAGTCGCGGACGCTGCGCGTGGCGGCGATGCGCTTCCAGGCGTCCTCGACGCTCTCGAAGCCGGCCAGCAGGAACTTGTTGGCGACGTTGGAGAGGATGCCCGGCAGGCGGAACGTGCTGAACGCCGCCTGGAGAGCGCCTTCCATGTCGGAGCGGAAGCTTCGGCCCTGGTAGCCGTTGGCCCAGGCCGCTTCCATGATGAGTTCCTGCAAGCCGATGCCCGTGCGGAACCGCCGGCTGGCCGCTTCGAGCACCTTGGCGTCGAAGCGCGACTCGTCGGCCTTCATGCCGCCGCTGAGGCAGACGGCCGCGGCGAGCACGTCGGCATCGACGTTGCTGTCGCGGATGTGCGCGGCCGGGGCCTTCGGCCGTTCGGCGCGGAGCACCTCAAGCTCGGTCTGGCCGGCGTCCCAGCCTTCCTCGATGGCCTTGGCCTCGATGTCAGCGTGCCGGCCGGCGCACACCTTGCGGATGGCGTCGATCCGCTTGGTTTCGGCCAGGGCGGCGGCGCGGATTTCCGCCGCGGAATCGGCGACGGCCGGGGCGGCGTCCTTGCCGGCCCCGTCCGTCTGCGCCGCGGCCTCGACCTTGCCCTGCTGCGTCTGAGTGACTTCCTTGTCTTCCATGGTGGTGTTCTCCTTCGCCGAAGCGGCGACGCTGGCCGAGGTGTTCCCGTCGGCTCCGAGGTCTACGAAACTGATTTCCCCCAGCGTCGCCCGGCGGACGACGTTGACGGGGCCTTTGAACTCGCGGCCGTTCACCAGAACGGCCTGGTCTTCACGCACGAACTCGAACTGATCGACCGACGCGCCCAGCGACGCCTGCCACGGGAATCCGTTGCGGGCCGACGCGACGATCTCCCGCGCCGCGGCCGTGTCGCGCGAGACGACGCCGGCGGCGACGAGCTTGCCTTCGGCGACGGCGATGCTGTCGGTGTGCCCGACGCCGGCGGTGGCGTCGTGGCCGAAGCGGATCGGCCGCGATTGCGAAGGGATGGTCAGGCCGGCCAGGTCCACGATGACCGGGTAGCGCCAGCCGGCGATGCGCATGGCCCCGCCGGTGTACGCGACCATCGAGAAGCGCGGCAGCTTCGTCTTGCCGCTCTCGCCCGCGGCCACATCGGCCGCGGCTTCGATGGATATCCCGCCCGGCTCACACACGAATCGAAGCGTCTTGTGATCGTCTTGTTCAGGCAGCGGCACGGCTGTCCTCCTTGTCTTCGGGGTCTTCGTCTTCCTTGTTGTCCTGCGCGGGCGCCTGCGGGGCAGCCTGCGCGGACGTGAGGCCGAGTTCCTTCATCAGCGCGGCCTCCTTGGCGCGCTGGCGAAGTTCGGTTTCCCAGTCCTTGCCTTGACGGGCGTACTCGGTGGCCAGCGTGGTCGTGTGACTGGCGAGCCGCTGGGCCTGCGCGGCGGCTTCCTTCTGCGGGTCCACGTGCTCATGCCCATCCCAGAACCATTGATGGGTCGCGTCGCCGATGTCGCCCAGGGCGAACACCTTGACGGCCTCGGCCAGCCACGCGGCGAAGATGCGGTCCAGAACGATCGCCTCGATATGGGCTTGTTCGACCCGGATGGACTTGTAGTAGGTCTGGTGATCCAGCCGCCCCGACGAGTAGTTGTAGCCGCTGGAGTTGCAGGCGGCGATGTTGTACGGCATGTTCAGGCAGCGGGCGATTTCGTTGAGGATTTCCCGCTTGAACATGTCGTAAGTCGTCGCCGGCTGCTCGGCCTTCACCTGCGAAGGCTCCCAGCCTTCGGGCGTGAAGACGGCCATGTTCGGGGCGAACTCCATTTCCGTCATGGGTTCGACCTCGGCCGCTTCGCCGCCGGCCGGCGCGTTGGTCTTCATCAGCACGGCGATGTTCGCCGCCGACTCGGCTGCGGCGATGACCGCCAGCGTGTACCGTCGAAGCTGGGCGAACAGCGGCAGCGCCGGCAGGATGTCCGGCAGCCCGCGGTTCTGGCCCGGCCGATCGGCGCGGAACCAGTGGATCATGCCCGCTGCGGCAACCCGGTCGTACTGCGTGCCGGCCGAAGCCGCGTCGCTGCCGGGGTGCTGCTTGAGCACGTGGAACTCGACGGGGTTGCCGAACTCGTCCAGCACGATCCCATCGACGGCGTTGTCCTTGGCGAACGAGAGATTCGGAGAGGTAACCTGATCGGCTTCGATGAGCCGCACGTCGAGCTTCACCGGCGACGTGAGCCGGCTGTTACTGAACAGCAACGCGAACGCTTCGCCGTCCTGCGCCCGCGCCTGCCGCATGGTGCGGAGCTTCTCGGCAAGCCCGACGGCCTTGGCCCACCGTGCGAACTCCGCTTCGATGGTGCGGTTGGCTTCCGCGGAGTCGGCGAGCATCTGGAGCCGCGGCCCGGTCCCGATGACATCGTTGGCCAGCGTGAGGACGATGCCGCGGGCGTAGGAGTTGTTCGCCACTTCGTAGCGTGCGCGGTTGCGGAGCGTGCGCCGGACCTCCGGCGAAGCCGCGGCGTCGGCCGAAAGATGGTCGGCGTTCGCCCAGTGCTTGCGATTGTCTGGCGTGGTCTGCGCGGCGTCGAACTTCGCCCGCACCAGCATCAGGCCGGCCGCCTGCACCTTCTTCCGCTTTGTCCAGGGCCACAGTCCCATGCGTTACACCGTCCCCGGCGGCACGATCTTGACGCGGGTGAACCCCTTGGCCGGGTTTCGCGCCGCGGCGTCCTTCGCGGCGAGGTACTTGTCCGCGGCGATCTGGTCCGCCAGCGAATGCTGCTGGGCGGTCACGCCGTCGGCGCTGGCCTGCTTGGGGCCTTCCGCGTTCTTCTTGATTGCGTCCTTCAAGTCGTCCGCCATGCGTCACCTCGATTGCGGGAGCCGGAGTCGAACCGGCCGCATCGGGCGTATGAGGCCCGACAGCCCGCCAGGGCTCTTCCCGCTGTAATCCCGGCCGAAGCCGGGGAGGCAACCAGTCGCGCGGCCCAACAGAAAAGGCCATGCCGGGTATGCGGCCCCGCATGGCCTTGGTCCGTGGCTTCGCGTCGGGGATCAGCCGACGCGCCGCGCGTCCTGGTTGTCTACTCTCACACTACCGCCGAAGCTGCGCCCCGCGAAGGGCCTTCCGGCTTGTGGCGGCAGATTGTGCCATACCTGTCATTCGCTCCCGATTTCCGGGGCTTTACGCGGTCACGTCGGCGACTTTCGACGGCGTGACCTCGTAGGTTGTGACCCGCCGGCCACAGTGCCGGCACTGGCGGTAGCGGACGATCCGGCCCATCGAGCGCCGAGTGTTGAGCACCGGCAGGTGGGCGCATCCGCACTTGGGGCAGACGACGCCTTTGGGGTCTTCCGCCGGCGGCCATCGCTTGCGTGTGCTCTCGCTCGTCATACCACGCGCCTTCTCAGGTCTTCCTGTGTATACCGCTTCCGCTGGCGGGTGGTCGCGCCTTCGCCGGGGACTTTCGCGCCGATCATCGACGCCGCCACGGTGCAGCCGACGAGGCAGTCGAACCAGTGGTTGTCGGGCTTCGACGGCTTGACCCGCCATTCGTGGACCGTCCGGCCTTGGCCTTCGGTGACGACGTAGGTTTCGGCGTCGGCGACATGCTCGGCAAAGAGCCGGTGCTGCTCGGGCTTCTTGCCGAACAGCGACAGCGAGCCCTTGTCGCCGGCCAGCGTCGCCAGCCGCGCGTGAAGGAATGTCTTCCAGAAGTTGGCGTCGAAGGCGACGTGGCGAAACTCGCTCGACCTCGACACGTTGGGGATGTACCAGTTGTGCCCGTGCCGCTCGCCCGGCCGGCGGGTATAGGCCGCCATCGGCTTGTTGCCGGCCCGCAGGCCCATGCCCTTGGACAGCAG